TCTTCGGCTACGTTGTGTTGTTTTCCAATTCTCGCCAATGATGGGAAAGCAGGGAAAATGTAAGAAAATCAAAACTTTATATTATATAGATAATATAAACCGTAACACACTACTACACAGTAATTAGCGCCCATACACCCAGCCAAAAAGTCCCCACCCCACCCCTATATTATGTAAAGTATTCGGGCGTAGTCACCTCACCTAAAAATTTTTTATTTCCCTTATTTTCATCAACTTGTAACGATATTTTACAACAAGAAACCCGTTGTATCTCCGCATTTTCTGACAAAACAGATATTTATAGCTTATTTTCTAACTTTCGCCCACATTTATTAGAAAATTCACTTGTTTTGTTATCAAATAGTTGTATATTTGCATAAGGAAGATAAAGAACATGATTATATGTATTTAGCCTTAATAATTAAAAGAAAAAGGCTATTTTTATAAAATGCGCCTATAGCAGATATAGCTATGTTCTTTTTGACACAAAATTAGCGACATATAATGAACAGAAGGGAATTAAAGGATTATGTGCTTGGATTGCTGTCACAGCATTGTGATAAATACGCTCCTACATTTAGGGACATATCTTTGGTTACGAGTAATCCGGAACGTATAGACAGATACGGTAGACGTCTTGAAGAATTATTCCGGGAAGGGTATGGCGTGGTGACGAGAGACACTGCCGATTATCGCGTTCCGTTGTATGTGTTTACTGGAAAGATATACGAGTATATGGACTACAACGTGCTTTATGACGCTGTAGACAGGTGGCTTGAGAAAATGGGTGTTGCAGCCCGTGACCGCACCAATAAAAACATGTATGCTTACATGAACCGGATAATAAATGTTATCAGAGACCATGAGCTGCAACCCGACCTTAGTATTATGTGCTTCACTAATTGCGTGGTTGACATGAATACCTTAAAGACTTATCCCCATTCTCCTAAGTTCGACTGCGTAAAGATGTATCCTTTCAAATATGACAGAAAGGAAATATTCAACTGTCCTACATGGAGAAGCTTTCTTGGAGAGAGCTGGATACCTACGGAAGAGCTGGATGGCGTATTGCCGGAGAAGCACAAACGAAGAATATTGCAGATGTTCCTCGGCGCGTGTCTTGTTAACAGGAAGAATATCAGTTTCGAGTATTTCCTTATATTGCAGGGTACGGGAGCGAATGGGAAAAGCGTTATTTACAGGGTTCTGAAGGATATGTTCGGGGAAGATGAAATACTCAACATCAAGATGAGCCAGTTTGCAAGAGGCGGGGACGAGCAACTGCGTGCCGCTTATTCCATGTCAAAGAAAAGACTTATGTATTGCACGGAAAGCAACCGCGGGGATTTTAAGGATATGAGTATAATCAAGGCTATATCCAGTGGAGAACCGATTGCCTGTCGGGGAATAGGCGGAAACATCACAATGATGCAGAGACCGCCTATCATGCTGTGTAACTCCAACTACCGTTGGCAGCCTAAAGACTTTCTTAATCGGGACGACCCTGATGATGAAAGTATGCAACGCCGTGCTCTCGTACTGAACTTTGACAAGACAATACCGGTGGAAAAGAGAGATACCATGCTTGCGGAAAGGATGAAGCCTGAATATGCCGGTATAATGGCATGGATAGTAAAGGGGCTTTGTGAGTTAAAAAAGAATAACTGGCGAATGCCTGAGAACCTGGGTGGGAAGATTGATTTGAAACTGGAAAGAATACGGTCTACTGTTACCGGGAAAGATGGAAAACTTGTAGACGGAAGTATATCGGAATATCTCAAATATAAAGAGTGCCAGCCGGAAGAATTTGAAGGAAGTAGTCCCATAGAACTGACATCTTCGGAGATATACAAGAATTACGAACGGTTCTGCAAAAAGAACGGTGCAGTTCCGGTTTCCCAAAGAAAGTTGGGGCTTGACATGCTGTCCCTCGGATATGCGCGCGAGAAACGTGCAGATAAAGGGTACAGCAACGCTTATACGTTATGGTGTGGAAATGAAGATATTGGCAACAATTTTATGAGGCATGTCCCCAATATTGCGGAAGAAGCAAAGACAGGGCTGTTTGAAGGCTGGGAATATTCGGACGATGATTTCTTGAATGAAGATTAAAAGATTTACTTAATTAAATATTATAAACTATGGATTTCGGAAAGACGCAAATCGGAAACATGACCTTTGTCAAGTACAAGAAAGGTGATTTGCCTTTTATTAAGGTATCAACAGTAAGCGGAGATTTCTCCGTTGAATATGGGGCGGGAAGCATGATGTTTATGTTGCTGGATAATACTCCTATGGAAGATAAGGTCGACAATCTGCCAATGCTTATAGTGCGCAACGTCCAGTATGTGGCTAACTGCATTGATGTAGGGCTACATGTGGATGTATTAAAGGCAATCGGGAGCGCCCTTGACCGTGCGGATTCTAAGCCTATATCTGACGAAGAAGACGCTAAGATTATTGAAGAGGAAAGGCAGATGTATGAAATGAAAAAAGAAATGGGAAAAGACGAACAAGATAAGAAAGGTAAAAGCCCTGAAAGTGAAGATTAAGAAAAATTTCAAATACATGGTAAAACTGACAGTTAAACTTTAAAATTATAGTTATTATGATTGATGTTAGGGAATTAAGGATTGGTAATGTCTTTAAAACTTCTGATTGTGAAAATTTCAGGGTTGGTGAAATATATAAAAAAGAAGATGGGCTTTACTGCACTGAAAACGACATAGACTGTAACGAGAGTTTCTTATATGGGGTTGTTGAGGATTTACAACCAATTCCTCTTACGGAAGAATTGTTAGTGAAGTGCGGAATGAATGAATGTGACGATGCTTGCTTTGTCCGATATGCTTATCGTAATGGTAAATTCAAAATGAACATTATGATTTGCGGACTAAAGAAATACATTCTATCTATTAATGACATCGAAAATAGATGCCAAATCTGTAATGTGGAGGTGAAATACCTTCATCAGCTTCAAAACATGTATTTCGATTTGACCGGGAAAGAACTGGAGGTAAACTTATAAATAAGAAAATGGAGAAAGAAACTGATAAATAAACCATATTAACATTTAGACATTATGAAAAAGTTTGTTATTTTACCAATTATCGCATTTATATTATTGACTATTGGATGCTTTGTAGCATTGCCCTATTATAATGTTTGGCAACAAGAGATGTCTGGTAAGGCTGAATTTGCTAAAGCAGAACAAAACCGCAAGATAAAAATTGAAGAAGCAAAGGCCAACTTAGAGGCTGAAAAACTAAATGCTCAGGCAGAAATAGAACGAGCTAAAGGGGCAGCAGAAGCTATTAAAATTGAAAATGGGAGTATAACCCCTGCATACATCCAATACTTGTGGGTACGCCAGCAAGCCAACCTTAATGATAAAACTGTAATATATATACCAACAGAAACGAATTTGCCTATTCTTGAGGCTAATAGGAATAAATAGAAGTATAAGAAAGCCGGGTATTATCCACCGGCTTTCTTTTTGGCAGCAAGATACAAGGAACAGTTGTTGCATGAAAGTGGCAGATAGAAATGTACAGTGGTGTCTTCCTCCTTTATCTCGTCCTTCTTGATTTGCGTAATATCAGCAATCATTTTCGTCAAGTCTATCCACTCCTTGCATCCCTCTTTCCCGTCATACTTTTTACGGGCGGCGATAAGTTTACGAAGCTGGTTTTCCTTTGATAGTTCGGAAGCAATATCCTCATCGCTAACTTTATCAACCGGAAAATCCGCTTCTTTCTCAACGGCCTTTTGCATTCGTTGAATCTTCCGGCTTATAGAAGTTAAATAAGTCATGAACCGTTCTTCTTCCATTAATAGTTTATTCATCTCTTTTTCGTTTACTTTAGATGAATATACAGGATTATAAAGACCTGAAATAAGATAAGCATCTTTATCCTTCCATCCCATAGCAATAAGATCAGCAAAAGCCTTTTCCTTAAAGCTTATTCTGGAGCGCTTGCATTCTCCACTAAGTCCTCGGCTGAATGAAATCTGTTCCTCTTTTCCTCTCAACATATTACTATAATTTTTAGTTATACAAACACAAAATAACAACAGCATCTTATATGCCATTGATTATGATATTCAGATATAGGATGATACCCGACCATGCTATTACAATAGGAACATGGGTAGCTGCTCCCACGATATGAGTAGAAACCTGTATATCCTTTATTTTTATGTTCAATTCCCCAAAACCACATCCATGCAGAGCCTATGGCAAATCGGGTAAGGGTATTTAACGAGTTGTAAGCAGAATTAGACTTTCCTACCCCATAACTTATGCCATCTGTTTTAATACGTGTGGCAGAAGCTTCACCATTATCGACCGCATTCTTAAAATAAGGGTTCGCATAGGGTGCATTAAGATAAGACCTTACACCATCCTTTATTTTATCTTTTCCAATTCCGGCTATCAGACCGGCTGCAATGGCAGCTTCCACCTCGTACTGAAATCGGTTACAATAAATGTTGATGCGCTCTGATAATGTTTTTCCGTGGTCTTTCCGGTTTATAAAATCTACAATCGCGTCTCTTTCCTCTTTCCTATCATATACAGAAAGGGTTTCCGTGTAATCGTAAATCAACTCACGCAACTTACGGAGTACTTCATTAACGTCCTGCCTTAAGTTTTCATTTGCGGAGAAACGAAACATTGAGGGTTGAATATCGTACTTAAATGATATATCTATAATCTCTCTTGCCGCTTGCACAAGAAGTTCCTCTAAATGGGTTTGCATAGATATTTCAGCCTGCAAACGTAATTTTATAAAATCTTTTGCGTCCTGTATCTGTTTTTGTGTAGGTTGCTTCATTGTTTATCGTCTCCTGCCGGATTATGTTCAACTTCATTATCTGTAGCGGATGTCTGCCGGGATTTCAATTCGTAAAGAAGGTCAGCCTGTTGCTCTTCCTTCTTTTCTTTTATAATCCTATCCCAGTCACGAGGATTACTGTACATCTGAATTTGCTCATTTGCAGTCTGCCGGGATAAGAAGCCGTTTTGAACACAAGTTGCAAGGTTTTGCACAAGTTCGGATTCGTTCAGATGAATATAAGGCTTTATCCAAGCATAAACGCTCAAATTTTGAAGGTCAATAAGGTTTTCGGTTTCTACTCCATAGCCATAAGTGAATATCTTCACCATATCATCAATGAGATGGTTGTATTCCTGCGCATCTTTCATGGCGTTTTCAAAAGCTGGAGAATAAAGAAGTTTTATGGCTACACCCGGAAGGTCGCCGCTTCTTACTTCCGGTGGAATAACCGCAAAAGACTGTTCATAAATTAATTTATAGAGAGTGTCAAGCTGCTTGGTAAAAGCGGTGGAAACATCTTGCTTGTTAAGATACCCGGCTTCATCATCCGGTCCCATTGATATACACTTTATAGTGCCATCAATCCCGCCCTCTATATTAATACTATCTCCCTCTCCTTTGAAATACATAATCGGGAAGGCGTAAGCTGTATTGTTTTGTGACAATTGCGAAAAAGCAAGTTCATATTGCTCTATGCTGTCTTGTGAAGGGGACCAACAAGCGCCGGCTTCATTTCTGTGATAAGCCACTGGAATAAATGTAAAGCCATGCTCCTGAGAAGATACAAGCTCGTATCCGCTTAATCCAAACAAGTTCTTTATCACTTGCTTTATTTTGCTATACGCACCTTTCCCTTTTCTAAAACGGCGAAGATATTTCTCATCCCAAACTTCAAGCCAGTCTGTAACTGTATTTCCATCATTGTCAAAATCGGAATAGGAACGGGCGAATAATGTAAGTTCTCCTGTGACATTATCGAAATGAGGATATAACATATCTCCTTTCTCAAAAGAAAGGACTTTCCAATAGAAATTTCCTTTTCGGAGATAACCTACAAATGCTGCGTCTCCCGTTATCTTTACGGATTTTGCTGCTTCATACCATGCTATCTCCATGTCCTTTACAGCCCATCCAGTCCGAAACTTAAAAAATGTATCCTTTACTTCTTCATTTTCGGTATCCCCTTCCATCTCAAATTGAATATCGTTTCCACAAAGATGCACCAAGTGTTTGATTGTTATAATCCTCTGAAACGCAAAAGCACATCTGATAACGGATTCTCTAAACCATTCCTTTGTTTCAGGGTCTTGTCTTAATCTGTCCGGATATACCAATGGGTCATTTATAGCATGCCCAGACGGCTCAAATTCCCTTAAAAAATCCATTTGAGTTATTATCTGATATGTCGGATTGTCTAAAGGTTCATTGACAGACAAGCTGCCAGATATAACCCCCGCCGCTTGTTTGTATCCGTTTGGCAATATTCTCCGAAACGGGCGGCGTACCATAATCTGTCGTGTACTTATATTCTCCATAATCCTTTGGGTTTAGTGTGTTGTTTTCTTATATCAAAAATCTGTCTGTAAATCATTGCTTCTATAAAGTCGGGAGAATGCCCAACATATTTTTTCATGGTATCTTTCTTTATCAAGGCAAATCCTTTGTCTGTTTCCGCATCTTTAATAGCCTTACGTTCCTTCATAAGAATATCATAAAGTGTCATTTCCGGATAACCGTTGCCGGAAAACTTTCGAGACAGCAAATCATGATTGATAGAAATTTCACCACCTTTTATTTTCTTAACAAGAATATCTGCACATTGCGATTTCAAAGATGAATAGATATATTTTATTGATTTTTCATCTGCCTTCGTCGTTGGAATAGGAGCCGCCATGTTATTGAACTTTACAGCATCGGGGAATTTCCCTTTAAAATCCTGTCCGGGGCCGTTCAAGTCAAAAACAAAATTCTTCTCCATAACTCCCCATTCTCTTAGCTTGTAAGCAACGCATTCTTCCGTACGTTTAGAGTTGTCCCGGCTAACATATACATCCTCTATATGATTGCCAATCCAAAACCACAAAACAAGATTATCTCCGCCCTCATATGCAATATCACATGAAACTCTACGTTTGCCATCTCCATATTGAGAAGAATTATTAAAGAATCGTTCCATGTGCTCCATCTTAAGAATATCATCACCGGCAGCCTTAAAGTTCCAATTACCTTCAAGGTCACGAGCACGCGATTCTTCATCCTGTTGGGCGAGATTAGCAAGATAGTTCGGATCGGAAGATATGAGAGCGATATTTTCTTCCAACTTTCCCTTGATAAAAGTTACAGTTTTTACAAAAGCCGATTTGTCGTATCCTTTTGCAACCAATCCGGGAGTTAGTAACGGGTCTATAATGTGCTTGCATTGTACATAAACTTCTTCTACGGAATCCCCCCAATAAATATCTTCAGGACGGTCTCCATCCATAAAACAATAGCGCACAATTCCATCTCTTTCCGGTATCGGGTTGCCGTTGCCGTCTATCCACCAATCTATAAACTTACGTACCCAACTATCCGGGTCTGGGTTACACGTTCCATAAAAACGGTTTCTTATGCCGTAAGCATTACGGTTGTTCGTTATAAGATATTTGAATTTATTATAATCGGAATGAGTTATCTCATCTATACCTATGAATGAAAACTCTTTCCCTTGAAAGCGCTTTACAAAATCTTCAAATGAATCCGCATAATAAGAAAACTTTAGAAATCCACCAGTGTAAAAATTCCAAGTCATATCCGAAATAGAACGGTTGTATTTGCCAAATTGGGAAAATAATTCATAGGACTTATTAACCATATTACTCAAGTCCTCTTTTTCGTTTCTCAAAATGACTGCTGCAAAATTGGGGTTTTGTATATCCTTAAGCACTTCCATGAGTAGAGCCCAACTTTTTCCGCCGCCTCGATTTCCACCAAATATAGTAATATCCGCCGGGGATGAAAGGAATTTCTCCTGGCATCCTTTTTGGGCGATTATATTCAGTGGATTTCCATACTCTCTTAATTTTTCCACCTGTGCGTAAGTAAGCACACCATTCCCACCCTTAGTATATACAATATTGTCGTGTTCCATAAAAAAGAATAAGCCGGCGTATGCAGTATAAATCCGCACACTCCGGCTTGAATCACAGCTCTATGAGTTATATATAATGCAAATATACGATTTATTATAAATTTTCTAATATTTTCCATTAAAAAATAAATATAAAGCATTGTATTTTAGAAAATATACTATATATTTGCAATACTAAATCATGTGATATGATGAAGATAGACACCAAGCTGGATGAAAAACAGACCAGTGAAAAAGGAAATTTTGTGATATGTCCCATATGCGGACAAAAACTTACAGATGTAAAAATAATACGTGGAAGCGTTTTATTTAGAACTGTATGCCGAAGGTGTCGTAATTTTATTAGTGTAAAAATAGAAGGATAGTAATTTTGCATATACAAGCCTAAGAGCTTATTGGCGCACAAAGCGTTGATAGGCTCTTTTTTTTATAACATAAACTAAAACACGATGGAGAAAGAACAAATCTTATCCGAACTGACGACCAGATTAGGACAAACCAGTCTTTCGTCACAGACATTAATGAAGTACATAGAGTTAAATCCATTGGAAGAAGGAACGGAGCCTGACGACACTTATTATAGCAAGGCCACATCTTTCTTGCAAGGACTACAAGGACAGTACAATCATGATGTCGCAACACAAGTTGAGAGTTTTAAGAAAAACTACAAACCTCAGCAGCCTTCCGATGAAGGCAAAACTACTAAAGAGGGAGACCTTACCGCTCAATTAGAAGAGATGCGCAAGGAGCTTTTGCAATTGAAAGAAGATAGAGAAGCGGAGAAAAACGCCGCATCTATCCAAGCTTTAAAAGAAGCGTCAAAGAATCAATTGAAATCTCAAATTGAAAACGGCGGGAAAAACATCTGTAACGATGAAATCCTAAGCATTGCCATTTCAGACGTGAATTTCACAGAAGGCATGAAGGTGGAGGACATTGTAAATGCAGCCAAGCAAAATTATGAAAAAAGATACAAGGCTATCTTCGGAGATGGAGCATCTCCGGCATTAAATAATTTTGCCCAACTCAATGAGGAACAGACCAACAGCCGCCGTGAAGCATTCAAAGAACGCATGAGAGCGCAAGGAAAGCTCCCTGGTAAAAAATAACAAACACATTTTTAAAACTGACAAAAAATGAGACAATTAGGAACTTTCAACACCATCAGCCAATACCAAGCGGGGATTGGCGGTAATTTCCCAGTATGGTCGAGAGTAAGGGAGTTGTATCAGGGTGGTGGTACGATTGACCATACCAAATATCCGGCCGGCACTGTAATCGGAGCAGGCACTCCTGTGCAATTTATGGGCGCCGGGCAGCAAGTGGTAGTGGTTGCAGGCCCTGCATACGAGGCCACAAAAACCTATGCGGTAGGCGATATTGTGGAACAAGCGGGTAAGATTTACAAAAATAAAACGGCAATCGAAACCCCGGAAGCATTTACCGCAAGTAAGTGGACGGACATAACCGGAACGGTCAACGGTTTAACCTTTGAAGATGTATGTATTCCTGAAGGATGCACTTTGGCTACTTGTGCCGTGGTGAGAAACGGAAGAATTTATGCAGACAGAGTGGTCGGGGCAACTATACTTCCGGCTATGGAAGCCAATCTTCCTATGATTGAGTTTGTGCGTGAATCCAATGAATAAGAAAGGAGTGTAATATGTATACAAGAAATAAAGAATTTTATGATATTGTAGGAAGGGGACTTGCCGCATTGGGATATACCGGGAATAAACCCTTAGAATCTTGGATTAACGACATGTTCGCAGAGAAATACAATGCAGAACAAACATTCTCGCAAATGGGATTCCCACTGAATCCCAACATCCCTCTGAATCCTACATATGAACAGATTGAAGCGACAATACGCCCATACACATTGGCTACCTATGTAGACATTGACAGTGATGGTGCTACCAAATCAACCGACGGGCTGTCTTTGAATATGGGCGGTTTGCCAACCTTCAAGCATGAAATTACGTTGAGCAGAAAGATTTTAAGGGAGAAAATGATGTTGATGGACGCCATCGGCAGTTCCACTCCCGAAATAGAATCCACTATCATGGAACTACTGTTCAATGGAGTGGATAATCTTCTCGGTGGTAACTATAATACATTTCTCTATCAAAGAAATCAAGTAGTATCCAAGAAGGGGCAACTCGTAATCAATGCCGCCAACAATCCTCTTGGAATAGCCCTGACCATAGATTTTGGTGTCCCTAAGAAAAACATTAAGGATTCTGTATGGTACAAGAAATCAGATGATACGGTTTCGCAAGATGCCGCTGTCGGAACCACAATAGACCCAATCAGGGTTATGCGCCAAGTAAGACGGGATTCAGAAGAAAAAGATTTTGCTCCCGCCGGACACTGGGAATGTTCAAAAACAACATTTGAAGACTTGATAAGTTTGCCGTATTTCCGTCAGATGTACACCGTTGCAACCCGTCCGGATATTTCCGATAAGAACATGCAACTTTCCTTTGCCAACCTTGTGCCTGACGACACAATCAAAGCATTCATTGAAGCGCGTATCGGTGCGGAAATCAGAGTTATTGATTCTATCTCCGTTGTGGAAAGTTTCAACAAGACTTCCAAAGAAATGGAATACAAAAACTTGCAAAGCTTTGAAGAAGGTGTTCTTGTCTACGTTCCCAATGAATCACTGGGAGATGTACAATGCGGCCGTCCTGTCTTTATGGAAACTCCGGGAGCACGCACAGCCTTATATGATGGCGGTCGTACTCTGATAAGACAGGTATTCAACGACGAAACCATGACACAGGTAATTAAATCGGAAGTAACCGGTTTGGTTGTCCCGAACAAGGTACGTTGGTTCTATTATCTGAACGTTAAAGGCAAATAACCATGAATGGTTCTCAAAATACAATCGCTAACACGACCATTGAAGCTTATCTTCGTGGTTGTGTTGATTTTGAAGTTACAGATAGTGCTATCAATACAATATTGATTGACAGGGAGATTTCGCCCGGAACAGATGTTGTGACATTAGAAAAGCGTCAAAAAGACTTGTGTCGGGCAGACCTTTACATGTGGTGTGCAAGTACTCCCAGCGTAACAGGAAGCGTAGAGGATGTCAATGGCGTATGGAAGCACAAAGAAGGCGGTACACAAAGCTCCGCTTATGACAAGCGCAACCTTCGACAGATGGCTAATGACATATACGCATTGTATGGAGAGAATGTCCGGAAATCATCTATCAGGATTATCAATTTAGGCATGAACATGAACAAGAGATACCCGCTATGAAAATAAACAATCCACGTTTTCCGCATACATGCAAGGTATATCGTATTTCCGGAGAAACATCTTTTGATGAGGGAAGCGAAACAGTGCTGTATGAAGGAGAATGTAACAAGTACGGAAGTTCCAGCTTAAGAACATTCACAAAAAGCAATGTGATAAAAAGTGATTATGCGATAGACATTCCCGGTCTTGTGAAAGGTATTCTTGCGGGAGACCTTGTGGACGTTACCGATTACGGTAGCTCTTTTGAAGCATGTACTGTTACGGATTGTTACGCAACTGAAATGGGGACTACATTGTATTTCAATATGGCTAAAAATTAAGGTTATGGATGATAATGTTAAGGTCTTGGAAGAGGCAAAGAAAAAGATGGATGTATTAATACAGAAGTCTCTTATTATGGGAGCTAAAAAAATAGCTTCCCAAATAAGCAATGTAATCCGAGAAACAGGAACATATCATAATGTCACTGGAAATACAAGAGGTTCTATCGCATGGGGGATATACTACGACGGAAAGCTCCTTACATACGATACTCCTTATGATAGGGAATTTACTAAAAGAAGAACATTGGTTGGCGGAGAGTTTGACAAGAATACTAAATTCAGAGCTCCCAAAGATAGCAAAAGCTATGCTCATTACTATGGATTTGAAGCATCAATTGAATTTCTGAAAAGTTATTATAATCCTATCGCTAAAGGAATAAGTATTGTATTTGTCGTAGGAACTCACTATGCAGAATATTTGGAAAGCAAAAAGGGACTGATTGTTATGAGTGACGCATATCAGTTTGTAAAAAATAGCGGTACAAGCTTAATTGGTAAAAGCGCTTTTAACAGTTCATCGCTGGCTCCTTTTAGCCCTATAAACTCTGCACCAAATGAATTATCATTTTAGCTATGGGGTACGAACAGGATTTTAAATACAAAGACGCACTTAAATCATTGTTTGACGCAGCAAAGACGGTAAGTGAGAATGTGTTCACAAATGACCGTCCTGCTGCTGTGCCTAAGCAAATGGATAATTTCATTGTGGTGTCATTGCCCGGCTTGTTGTCTTCCATGACCTATGGCAGCGGATTTGGGAATATCCGTACCTATTGCACCATTGAAGTGTATGTCAGACAGAAAAAGGGAGGTGCGGAAGATTTGGGACAAATGGACGCTATTGTAGGAGATATTCTTTCCCTATTCCCTATCAGCGACAATTTCATAAGTGCCTCAAACCCCAAATTAACCTTGAAAGGAAATGACGGATTAGGGTTCAGCGCAACATTGATAAGGACTGACCTTGTGATAAAATAAACATAAAATAAAACGATTAAAACTATTTATTATGGCAATGAAAACAAAGCAGGAATTGAAAGATGTATTTAGTGGTCTTTCATCCATTATGTTGGTAAAGGGTGGCATTACAGATTTTGCATCAGTAACCCCAGATTTTGACTTGCCTGTTACTGTAGACACTCTTACATTGTCTCAGGCAGAGCCAACACTAAACCGTACAAAAGTACATGGATTGCAGGCTGATTGGGCTGTAACAAGTACGGCGGGCGATATTACGTTTGCCGCAACAGTACCCAGCATGAGTAAAGAACTGGTTGAGTATTTTCTCGGCGAAGCTAATGATATTGAGAGCGCTACTGTTAATGGGGTGGCATATTCCGGATTCTCCGCTACACTGAGTAATAAAAAACTGAATGTCGGCTTTGCCTTGCTGAGCGATGATGCAGAAAAATGCCTTTTGGTTAAGAAGATGGCAATCTATGCACGTCCATTGTTTGAGAACGCCTCTACTACCCCGTTCGGCTTTGCATTAAGTGGAACCATTGAAATTGAGGATGGGGCGGTATCAGACGCATCTTCCGACGACAACATCGCTTTCTTGACAAAAAAAGCGGCCTGACCGTAGCTCCTACTTCCCTGTCGTTCTCTAATACGGCAGATAACACAGGGAAGACCATTACCGCTACAACAAAAGAAAGCACCATTTCCGCTTCATCAACAGAAACCTGGTGCAAAACATCTGTCAGCGGGAAAGTGGTGACGGTCAAGGTTACTGAAAATAGCGGAGCATCCAAAAGAACGGCTACTGTAAACATATCTACTCCCACAGAATTTGGGCAAGTAGAGGTCACACAGGAAGGTTCTACTATTTAGGCAACATGGCGGTGCGCATTATTGCCGCCGCCTTTTCTTTTTCAACTTCTCATAAAAACGACATGAACGATAAAACAATAAACCAACCTACCACAGCAGAGCAGAAAACGCTTGACGACGTGCTGGAGAACAGCATAGATTATATTACGATAAGAGGAAAAAAGTTCGGTATAAAATGGCTGCACCGCGGCACAATACGAAAATTAACCCATGTCTTACATTCCTGCAAAAGCGAGGATGAAGTTACTGCTAAATGTGCCTCTCTCATTATTCTGAATAATTGGTGGAAGATAAGACTTTTCCATTGGATATATTGGCGTATGCTATGGAAAAAATACACAGATGACGAATTGTACGGAATACTTTTCATTGGTAAAAAAAAAGTGGAATTTCAGAGACTGGAATACTTGAATGCTTTCACATTACTGACCGGAATGAGAGACACGATAATGACGATGACGAGAAAGGAAGCAGAACGTATCCTTCAAGAACTTCGGCAGGAGCAGCATTTGCAAACGGAGAAAAACACCCAGAGCTGACACGACCGTTAATTCTTCTTTGGGGAATGATTAACATCCCTAATTGGTATATGGATTGGGTATTGACATGCGCCCAATATGAACTTTTTATGTGCGATGCTCCGATTGTGGTATATGATAATGATAATAATACCGGACAAAAGGAGCACACAGCCAAAGAAATGGAAGATTTAAAAAGGAAGTGGGAAGCAAAGAGAAAAGAGCAGGAAATGAAAGGACAAAGAATTTCCCTTAATGATTTTATGGTAAATGGCGTTAATGCCATCAAAAAAGACACAAAAAAATAATTAGCATGGCAGACTTAGGTTCACTCAATTTCAGCATTCACTTGAAAGACTGCACGGAGCAGGATTATGAAAAAATTAAAAAGAAGCTCGTTGAAAAGCAAGTTAAACTTAACACTAAATTGGGAGTTAAAGTTGATAGAAAAACCATTAGAGAGTCAATAGACAACGCTTTAAAAAGTAAGGTGTTTAAAGCTAATGTAGAGGTCAACAAAATTAAAGTGCCCACTGAAGTTAAAGCAAAACTGAGAATAGATCGTACTTCCCTTAGTGATAGTATATCCAGTGCTTTAAATAACAAAAAATATAAAATAAACATAGTAGTAGATAAGGCTAAAGCCAGTGATGCCGTCAAACAGGCATTACAAAAAGCTGGATATACATATAACACTACGCCACTCGAGCAACAGCGCATTCTTGATATTCAGGCAAAAATGGCAGAAAGGGCGGCACTTGCCGAACAAAAACTTGCAAATGCCCGAATGCAGGCTGCAAGGGCTTCCGGTACACACAATACGGCAATGAAAAGGGAAAACACAGCCATGTCGTCCCAATCAAGGATAGCCGGGGAGCTGAAAAACCAAATCGCCAATGTGTATTCCATATATACCGTAGAGCGTTTTGTAAGGGGATTATATACCATTGGCGGAGAGTTTCAGAAACAACGCATTGCCCTTACCTCCATTCTTGGAGATAGTATGAAGGCGGAAACCATATTCAATCGCATTAAGGATTTAGCGGTTGTCTCTCCGTTCCAGTTCAAAGAACTGGCTTCATACGCCAAACAATTGTCCGCATACAGCATTCCGTATGAAGAGCTTTACGATACGACTAAACGACTTGCCGACATTTCCGCAGGTGTGGGTGTCGATATGGGACGTATCATATTGGCGTACGGACAGGTGCGCAGTGCAGCTTTTCTCCGTGGGCAGGAATTGAGGCAGTTTACCGAGGCTGGTATCCCGTTGGTCGATGAATTGGCGAAACGATTTACTGTTCTTGAAAATCGTGTTGTGAGTGCCGGGGAAGTTTTCGATAAAATCAGCCGGAAAGAGGTCAGCTTCGGCATGGTGAAAGATGTTCTTTGGGATTTAACCGATGAAGGCGGCAAATTCTACAACATGCAGGAAGCCCTTGCGGAAAGCCTTGCTGGTAAATGGAGCAACTTGCAGGATGCTTGGGATGTGATGATGGCGGACATTGCGGAAGGTAATAACGGTGTGCTTTCGGATAGTTTGGAGATACTGACTGAACTGATGAAGCATTGGGAACAATTTGTCAGGGTACTTGGCTCTGTTGCCGCCGCTTATGGAACATATAAAGCAGGCGTATCATTAGCCAACGTATTAACAGCGAAATCCATTGCTTCCCATTACTCATTAGCGGGAGCAGCAGGTATGGCTACTCAAAGATTAGCAGGAGAAGCAGCGGCAATGGGAATGATGAATAAACAAACCGCCAAAATGATAGTAGGCGTTAACAGCCTTAAAGCGGCATTTGCCTCATTATCAACATTCAACGTCTTTACAATAGCTCTTTCAGCATTAGCGGGTGGTGTATTTTATCTACACAGTGCTTACACAGAAGCGAATAAGCTAAATAATGAATTAAATGAAATAACCTCGAAAGCATCTCTAACAGCTCAAAATGATATTGACATGTACAAGATGCTTGTAAATCAGCTTGGGCATGTAAAAAACAGTTCTAAAGAATATAATGACATTCTTCAAAAAATACAGTCTCGCTACGGGAGTTATATTGGAAATATACAATCCGAATCCGATGCGTATGAAGTCCTAAAAAATAAGATAAACGATGTAACAGCAGCATTAAAAAATAAAGCCGCTGAAAATGCAAGGCAACAAGGTATAAGCCGAATTGAGGAAGATTATAATAAAAACATAGCTGATTATACACAAGAGCTAACAAATAAACTAAAAGAGAGCGGGCTGAGCAAAGGGGTTGCGGAAGCAATTGCGGCTGCATTTAGAGCTAAAATACAAGAAGCTCTAAGTCAAGGGTTAACTATAAATTCCGATAGTCTCCTTAACAAATTATTTGAAGAATCTGGAATAAATAAATCTATAACAACTGTATCTACAAACAAAATATTAGGAATTGATGTCAATGAATTTGATGAAATAGGATTGGCGGCAGGGAAACTAAGTAAAGAGTTGTTTGCACTAAATAAACAGACATTGGATTATAATAATACAATTAGTAATTTGTTTGGTTATACTCCTAAAAAAGACACAATAGAAGAAACAATAGAAGGATGGAGAAAATCTGTAAAAGATTTTATTGGAGAAAGCAAAGAATTATCACGCTTTATCCCAAAAGAGGATGAAACGAGAGAAAACTGGATAGAAAATGTACTATCACAATATAATCAATTAATAGAAAGAAGAAAAGAATTAAATGAACTTTCTAAATCATCCCCGTTCCTCATAGATAAAAATGAGTTAGAGACAGTGGATAATAGTATAAAAGAGATAAAACCACTTATTGATTTCTTTAATTTACTATCATTATCATCATTCAATAAAAATAAAAGCACAAAAGACCCTATCGCCGAGCAATGGAAAGAGCGTACCGACCTCATAGACAAAGCCGTTTCCAGCTATGAGAAATGGAGAAAGATAGAAGGGGACGAGGCAGCATCCCAAAGGGTGAAGGGTATGCCCGAGTTTTCATCCGTCTTTGACGGGAAAGGTGTTAATTTGGACTTGAACGACCCAAGCAAGGCTTACAAATACATTCAAGGGCAGTTAGACCGAAGCAAAGAGAAGCAGGAAGATTTATACATTTCTCTTGGTGTCAAGATTGACAAGGCGGGAATTGATAGTGCGAAGAAAGAAGTTGACAATGCTTTAAAGGAGATAGAGAAATACATTTCCCAAACCGGAGAGAAATGGGATTTATACAAAAAGTTATTCAATGCTTCCGGCAACAAATCCCTTTCCATGAATATCGCTTTCGGCGGAGAGGTCTCATTCAAAAGTGTAGTAGATGATTTGCGCAACCAACTTTCCAAAGCGCTTGAAAATACGGAAAGTAAATTCTCCGTTACAGATGTCCTTGCCATGAAAGAGGATGATGTAAAGAAGCAGTTTGGGGAAGGAGTAATTCTGAAACTATACCAATCAATCAACGAGGAAAGTAAGAAAATGCGTTCAGAAAGCCTTGAAAACCTTTTAGGCATGATTGAGGATTATAAAGATTATGCTCAAAAGATAAAGGATATTGAGCGTAATCTTCAAAAGGACTTGGCAGATATTGAAAGCCAAAGAGGTCAATTAGGCGAAGAAGCGACCGATAGGATTATAGCGCAAAGGAAAAAGAAGGCGAGCGAAGATGCTGCATCAACCAAATTTGAACAATTCAAAAGTTCGGAAGACTGGGCTAAGACCTTTGATGACCTTGACAGACTTTCTTCTGCAACTCTTGATAGGCTAATCAAGAACCTGGAAGAGTTTAAAAATACGACTGGACAAAGCTTAAAAGTTAACGAGTTCAAGGAGCTTGTCAATGTTTTAAAAAAGCTACGCGATGAAAGCGAAAGCAGAAACCCTTTCAAAACATTGTCAGACGGCATAAAAGAGTATGCAGAAGCCACCAAAAAGCTGAAAAAGGCTCAAAAAGAACTTGGGTTTATTCAAAATGGCGGTGAAGTTACTACCGGTATTTCAGAAACAAGTCATACCGAAACCAAGAAAACGGATAGCGGTTTATCTTACCAGACTAAAGTCGTCGATAAATTAACTCCTAAATTAAAAACATTAGCTGATGCGGAAAGGGAAGTTACTGATGCACAAGACGAACAAAATGCAGCTTCCGACAAAGTTCAAGTAGGCTTTGGAGATGTTGTCGACATGGCTAACCTTCTTATCGGCACTTTGGGGGATTTAGGGTCAGCATTTGATGCCTTAGGGAATGACAGCATGGGAGACACTCTAAGTACTGTGCAAGAAGTTGCGGGTGGATTATTGAATACCGCCCAAAGCGGTGCTACCCTTTTCGCTGGTATATCTTCCGGCAACCCGATGGCTATCATGCAGGGGGCTACAGGTGTAGTCAGTGGTATTACCGGAATTATAGGAAGTATAGCCAAAGCCCATGACAAGAAGCTTGACAAAGCAATTCAGCGTTCCCAATTGGAAGTGAAGAAGCTTTCTAATGATTACAAAAATCTTCAATCTATCGTTGAACGGCAATTGGGTGCTGTTACTCAAAGTCAATCCAAAGAAATGATTGCCAATCTTCAAAAACAGAGAGAAGAGGTTATAAAACAGGCGCAGGCAGAGGCAGATAAAAAAGACCCTGACAGTTCTAAAATAGAGGACTACCGACAGCAGTATATCGAGTTGGGCGAACAAATCAAATACTTCTATGAAGATTTGGCAAGTGAGCAGTTTGGTATAGACATAAAAGGTTGGGCAGACCAAATATCAGAAGCGTTAGTTAATGCATTTGCCAACGGAGAAGATGCGGCAAAGGCTTTTGATGATACGGTGGCTGATATTATGCGCAATGTCATAAAGAGTATGATTTCCCTGAATGTTATCCAACCTGCCATGAACAAACTGAAAGACTATTTATTTGGATATAAAGGTATATTTACGGATAGTTCTGCGGAGGGAACTAATCTAACCGAACAAGAGGCGGCCGGGCTAATGCAACAACTTGTGAGCCTTAGAGGTACAATCTCTGATTCAAAAAAGATATGGGATTATCTAAATGCTGCTGCAAAAAAAATGGGCATAAGCCTTGAAGAGACAAGCGCTTCAAACACTCTCTCCAAAGGGATACAAGAAAACATTACAGAAGATACCGCTAATATTTTGGCTTCCTACTTAAACAGTATCCGTGCCGATGTAAGTATAAAACGTGCTCTGCTTGAAAAATGGGGAAATGAGATATTACCGAAATATAATGTTATTGCAGAACAACAGCTTACGCAATTAAGAGCGATAGCCAATAATACGTTAAGAAGTGCCCAAAACACCGAAACTAACGTTGCTTTAGTGCAAGAAGTTAGAGATATGCTAAACCTTGTAATAGACAGAGGTAGTAGAAAAATTAAAATATAAGATATTATGAACGAAAAGGATTTAAGCAGAACATTACTAAACCAAGCAATCACACTTGGTTTATGCCAGCCGTGGCAACAATCATGGGGAACTCCCGACCAACAAGGATTGATTGACAAGTGGCTGCATGGGATTGATTTTGCTATTAAACACAATTATCCCACCAACACTTTCATAAAGGAAAACTTCGACAAAGATATTCTTCACAAAAACGGTATCTTCGTGGATGAAGATGTACAGAAACGTAATATACCACAAATAGCTGTTTTGAACGGGAACTGCAAAGGCACTCTCCTATTCGACGGCTTTTCCGTATGTGATGTTTATGTGCGCCATGACAGTGAAGTTACCATCGACTGTTCTCAGTATTGCAAGGTATTCATTAATGTGTACGACCGGGCAAAAGTAAATGTTATCCAAAAGGATATAGCATCGGTATATGTCTATATTCATGGAGAAGATTGTGTTGTGGAAACCGATGGGGATGTCATGCAAAGAAAAAGCCAGGCTTAATGTCTGGCTTTATTGTATAATTCTTTTCGTAGAGGCTGAAATAAAGCAGCAAGAGTCACTAACAATTCTTCCTTCTCCGATAATTTCACGCAAGGATGGGTGCTTGACTTCGTTTTTCAAAGTCCATCCCAGTCTGTCACCTTTAGGCTTTATACGATGTGGATGCTTTGAAGAACACTTTGCTTTCTTGCTTTCCATTACAATCCCTATATTGTTTTGATATTGAATTTATCTGTTCCCTTTTTATCCTTCTGCTTACAAACTTGCAAGCCATTTCTTGCCGGACTTGGTGAATGTCCATAGGTAAATACCACCTACTATTGCCACTCCTACTGCGAAAACGAATATTAATACTTCCATACTATTTTAATATTTTGTTTGCCAGCAATGCCGACAATACGGTTAATACTATTCCAAACATAGCAACGAGCCACATTGTTGCGTTTTGGGTGTCAGAGAACAAAGGTAATGTTATTCCTATAACAAGCCCAGCAAAAGAGAGTTTGGATAGGTCGAAGAAATACCCTGCAAGTTTTTCACGCCTTACCTTATCCTTTTCCTTGACCTCTTTCTTTACTTCTTGCCTTTCGCTCCAATTGCCCATTTGTGTTATATTAACGTACAAATATAGAAAGAACGAATGAAAGAACAAACAAATAAACAAATAAATATCCGATAAATCGTTTTTTAACAAATACGATTCAAGAATGAATAAGGTTAATTATTAATACTGAAGGTTACGTGTTTGCATAGCTCACTTGGTAGGTTTCAACGGGCTATCTTTTTTTGTTTTCCCTAATGGCTTGTTTATACAATACGCCCAAGTATACCCCGTTATTATGGCTTCTGTCTTCCAATCAATTAAAGTAGTATCATTTTCCTCCATATCATCATCTACTTTAAAGGCGAGTGTCTTACTAAATTCAATTCTGTTTTCTAAGTTGTTACTATCCATATAGCCGCTTTATTTTATAACAAAAATAACGAAAATCTAAATACAATATATACTCCTAATGATAATTCGTATGTTTAAGAACAGCATCTTGATTATTTTTAGTTATATTTGCATTATAATATAGAAAGCACAAACAGCATATTCATTATGAATAAGATAATAAGCATAGACATTTATGACCGGGATGTAATGGTTCACTTCGGAGAAAAAAAGCATTTAAAGGCAAAACTATCAAAGATATTTGGGTGCGAGAAGTCTTCCGAAATCGTTTCCATGATTAGCGGAGAAGAAAAGGGAAAAAGTTTTTTATTGCCTGGCGGACAAATGATTTTGTATATGCCAAATTTACCGAAAGATATAAAAGGACTGTCAATATTGGCGCACGAGATATTTCACATCGCCAACTTTACATTGGAAAAAGCAGGAATAAACTTAACCAGTGATAATGACGAAGCTTATTCCTACTTAATTGAGTTTCTTACGAAAAAGATTTTAGCGATGCTACCTATTTCTTTCTCTGACGATGTTCGGTCTGCGTAGTGTTTGGATGTCTTTTGGCATAGTTTTCTGTAACGAACCGTCCAGTTTTAGAACTTCTGTTAAGTTCCACGGTCTTTGTCTTTTGGCTTTTTCCCATACTTTCTCATATTTATAATATTGTGGCAATATTACCATAATCGGCCTAACAAACGATATGCCACAAAACAAGAAAAGCGGAGAAACTCCGCTTGACTTGAATAATTGAGGGTACAATAAATGCTACTCCTTAAATTTATTCCAAGTATTATATTTGCTACCATTGCACTCAAATACCCAAATAAAAGCAGGCTCATAAACATGTGATAAATTAAATTGTAAAGTTATTGTTTCTCCAGATTTCAAATCCCCCAAATCCGTCATATTTATAGGCGTGCTATTTGTCTCGTTTGAGTACACATAAAACCTTGTGAGTTTTACGGTTTGCGAACTATTGTTCTTTATTGCACAAGACATAGTACCTGTGTAATATCCTGAATTAATAATCAAAGAGGCTGTAGGGAAATAAACATCCATCATATCTTCTAATGACACAACATAAACAGTACAACTTGCCACATGCCCGCCATCCTCTGATGTTGCCGTGACTTTTACCGTTCCTGATGTATTTCCTAAAACTATTCCATTTTCATCAATCGGAGCAATCACAGGGTCAGATGAAGCCCATATCACATTTTTATTAGTTGCGTTTTCGGGTGTAAACATAACATTTAGTTGTTTTCGTCCTCCAACTTCAATTTTATATGTATAGTTATCAAAACTTATAGATTCCAACAAAATAGGCTCTACTGTCAGTTCACAAGTAGCCTCTAATCCTGCATCCTCTAAAATAGCTTTAACTACGCATTTTCCGGGAGATAAAGCAGATATACTATTATCTTCATTAACCTTTGCAATATTTACATCAGAGAGTTCCCATTTTATGTTTTCTTTCGTTGCATACATAGGAGTGACTATTGGTTCTATAGTAAAAACATCTCCTACTTTTACAGATTTCTTAGTTTCTTGCAAGGAAAAATCTTGTACGGCAACAGGATTAACTTTTACTTTACATGTTGAGGTAATAGGAGATTTAAAGCCTGCACGCGCTGTAATTACAGCTTCTCCTACCTTTAATGCTGTTACAATAACCGAATTATCTTTGCCAAATTCTAAATTTGCAATTTCTGAATTATCTATTTCCCAATAAACCAATTGGTTTGTAGCATTTTGAGGTTCGACAGTAGCATTTAAAGTCAAACTCTGCTCTCCATTAAACACAATCTCCTTCTTGTCTATGGATACACTTGTGGCATCTATAGATTCAATCGTTACATTACACACAGCCTTTATTACTGCATTCCCAACATATAGTAAATCCGTTATATCATCGTCTCCAATCCAAGCTTTCACAGTAAAGTTTCCCGGTTTTAAAGCTGTCAGTTTTCCATTGGAATCAATCTTCGCAAGATGATTGTTAGCATTTACAGGATATATCCCCCAATTAATCTTAGGTAATTTAGCTTTAGAAGGAGAGCCTGTTACTACAAATTGATAAGTCTCTCCGGGTTTTAAAGTCAAATCTGATTTATCCAAACTTATGGAAGTTACCATATCATCTTCGTTCTCACAGGAAGATATAAGAACACAAAATAGAAAAAGCAGAAAAAATATTTTATTACTCATAAAGCATGTATTTTGTTAATTAATGTGCGGCAAAGTTAAGTCTTTAATTTTAATTAAACATTATATTATTTTGCTTTATTACAGTGTTTTTTATTGCATATAAAGCATAAAAAATCCCCGAACTTAAAGAACGAGGAATATTTTGTGTATTTTTTATCTCTTATATCAATAGCTGCTCACCAGTATTCTTATTTAGCGTTAAATGAAAATACTTTGTATCTCCTGAACTATCCATCCCTTTAATATTTATTATGACATTATTTGCATCTAATGAATAATCCGTATCAATTAATCTTATTTCTTCTTCGGTAAACATTGTCTCCCATATTGTACATTCAATAACTGATTTAGACATATCTGCACATATAACTTTATTTCCTGCAATATATATTATATTGTTTGGAGAAGATGGGATGTAGTTCTTTTTTTCTATATTTTCAATCCATATATCAGCACCTGAAGAATAGCTATTATTTATATATTTTAAATCTTTATCTAAGATGGCTATATCATTATAACTTGTTTTGTTTGTAACATAAATAGCTATATATCCTTCGTACCAATCAATCATCCTCTCGGGAAAGAAAAGGCTTTTATGCCAGTCGTTGTTGTCGAAATAAGCTTTTTTAAGAATCTCTCCATCTTTTATTTTTAATATGAATTTATGAGGATGATAAGATTGTTTATTATATAAACTGATTAACACATATAAATTACCATCTTTTTCTAAAGCATCAAGTAAATAGCATCCATTTACAGGAAATAGTTCTTTTTCTCCAAAGCCTTTATCCCAAATGTAGTCTTCTGCTTTTTCTCTTATTGTAAACAATAGATTATCCTTTAAATCTAAGGCTTCTATACAATAATTTCCTTCACTGATATATGATTGTAATAATAGATTATCCAATGAAATAAAGCTATCAATAGTATATTGGGGATTTTCAAAATCTACAACATCCTCATTTGACGCACAGCCAACCAACAACAATAGCGATATTGTCGCAAATAGAAATTTCTTCATAAACATTTATTTTAAGCAAATAGACAGATTTTAGTCGGCAAATATACTTCTTTATTAACATCCATTGTTATTATATATATCATGTTATAAAACACATTCTTTATTTATTAATATATTAAATTATAAAAACAAGTATATTTTCTATATATTTGCGCAATAACTTAGAAAATAAACGAAAGCAATTGATTTTATGATTATAAGTTTGCGTTTTCAAAGATTATATCTATCTTTGCTGCGCTAACAGTTCGACAAACTTTATTGTCTCGTAGAGCATCGGTCAATTGCTCAATTTCATTGGGCATTTTTTATGCTCATATTTTAGAATATTGGCGGTTGCCTATACGTAGTCATTATTTTGTTCTTCGGGACAAAGTGTGTTGGACTGTTAGCAGCGTATATGGCAATCGCTTTTTTTATTGCCTACAATGACTTAAATGCTAACAGTCATGAATGAATTAAAACTTTTTCAATCGCCCATCTTCGGGAAAGTACGTACCGTTGTGATAAACGGTCAAGTTATGTTCGCTGCAACAGATGTAGCTAAATGTTTAGGGTACGCAAATCCGCAAAAAGCAGTCAGAGACCACTGTAAATCAGCAGGGGTGAACGAAATGGGCACCCCTACAAACGGAGGGATTCAAAAGGTTAAGTTTATAACCAAAGGCAATATAATTCGTCTAGTAGCAAGTTCAGAACTTCCACAAGCAGAAGAAGTGGAAAGTTGGATTTTCGATGAAGTAATTCCTACTGTATTGGAAACCGGCGGCTACATCGCCACCAAATCCGACGACACTCCCGAAGAAATCATGGCACGTGCTCTAACCATCGCACAAGCTACCCTTGCAAAAAGAGAGGAACGGTTAAAGCAGCTTGAAGCCGAAACCGAGCAACAGCAAGCCACCATCGAACTGCAAGACAAGGAAATCAAGGCGGCTGCTCCGAAAGTCAACTACTACAACAACCACCTGCAAAGCGTGAATACTCTAACGAGCACGCAAATCGCCAAGCAGATAGGAATGGACGCAGAGAAACTGCACAAGAAACTAAAGGAAGCAGGAATTATCTATCGCCAATCCGGGCAATGGCTGCTACATTCCCCCTACTCTACTTGGGGATTACACTCCACCCGTACCCAGACATATACTCGTTCGGACGGTTCGATAGGAACCAATGTATATACGGTATGGACTGAAAGGGGCAGACGCTTCATTATCGCCTTGTACGAAAACGAGTGGAATGCGAGGAGAGCCATCAAGCAGATTAAGGGTGAAATTGACCCTGCTGCATAACATGTTTTTGCGTATTATTTAGTAAATTTGCAGAAAACGAGTAGGTTATGGAACGGATTAAATTAACAAAGGAAGAAAAGCAAGCATTCCGGATTGTAGCAGAGTTCGGCGGAGAATGCCCGGCGACATACCCGAAGCATGTATTTACTGCTTCCATCCGTTCCATTGAAAGAAAAGGATTGGTGAAGGCTAATTATGTAGTTGGAGGTCATGTGTGGAGTGTCAACCTCACCGAAGAGGGTAAGCACTATCTTGCCGTTAACCCCAACTTGCACAATCCTATCAATTGGAATTTGATATTTGCCATTGCAGGTGTACTTATATCTATCATAGCCTTATTCGTTAGCTGCATGAAGAAATACTAATCACGCTATTTTAATCATCCGGCAGTCGGTTCCAATGCCCGACAGCCACAACTATACCCAAAATGAATATGGAAGAATTAAGAAAGCGACTGGATGAAGTTATACTCGATATACAGAAGGAGAAGTTGGAAATAATGAGGATGCTATCTCCTATGTCTGTCAAAAAATGCAACCCAAATGCTTCTAAACCGAATTTTGACCTTAGAAGACTTAATAAGAATATATTGCCACATGTTAGCATAGATGCATGTTGAGGTTTCGACCAACGTTCATGTTACGATGTCCCGCCAGTAATACGGCTGGCGGGTTGGCAATAGATAAATTATAATTTAAAGGAAAGAATATGAAAACAAATAAGCTCACCTACTCCACCCCTATCCCTAAAATAAAGGAATATGTACGTAATGTCGTAAACAAGCATAACGCCGGAGCAGAATATCCGTGCAGTCTGAATGAAATAAGCCAATTATTTTTTGCCGACGAAAAAGAGGGTAAAAACTTTATTGAGAAGTGGTTTATCCATCAAAAAGACTACATCTTATCAGGAAAGAAGGTTTTGCTATCGGCAAATTGCTTACGACGTTTGTTTGATATGGCAAGTATGGGACTAACACCTAAGCAGGAATAAACTATATTTCAAAGCGTTACATTATAACACAAAGTTATGGGTATCACAGTTATTATCATTGGTTAACACATTACGGCACAAAGCCCATGAAATTAACGGCAATAAACAATTATTAGTTTGTTGTTTGGATAGAATCTAAATTACAGCGAAATAATAAGTTTTTTATTAGAATTGATTTTCATTCTATTTCACGTTATTTCATTCTATTTCATCCATCCCAAAATAGGATAGAAAGTGATATTATTAACATTTGACTGATATTTAAATGCTTAATAACTTTGCTTCCACAAGATAGCTATCACAGTTGCAGTTTGTGGAAGTTCTGCATAGATAAGGATATTTGGGGACATCGGTCTAACTCGTAAACTTCCACTTTATACGGTTAGGCTGGTGCTCCCCTTTTCATTTAATATAAAGAAGTAACATTATGAAAAATAATATTCAGATTTTCAAAAACGAACAATTCGGAGAAGTAAGAATTATAATGAACGAAAACAATGAACCTTTGTTTTGTGCAAAAGATGTAGCCGCTGCATTAGGATATTCTGATACGGCAGACGCCATACAAAGGCATTGTAAATCAGGCAAAAAGGTGTTTCACCCACACGAAAACGGCATTGGTGGAGTAAATATGATATATATTCCTGAAAAGGATGTATATCGTTTAATAATGAGAAGCAATCTTCCCGACGCAGAAAAATTCCAAGATTGGGTATGCGAAGAAGTTCTGCCATCAATCCGCAAGCATGGCATATATGCCACAGATGTCACTATAGAAAAACTGCTTGCAGACCCGGATTTTGCAATACAAACATTACAGAACTTAAAGGAAGAGCGCCAAAAGCGTATTGAGGCAGAACAGAAAGTAGCCGAAGCATCCCCTGCGATAGCTTTTACCAATGCCGTTCAGTCATCCAACAGCTCATGCTTAATAGGAGAACTTGCAAAGCTGATTGCTCAAAATGGTTATTCCATAGGAGAAAAAAGATTATTCGCATGGATGCGCGAGAAAGGCTATCTCGGAAAACATGGAGAACGGTACAACATCCCAAACCAACAATACATAGAACAAGGATTGTTTGAGATAAAGAAAGGAGTAAGGTCTGGAAGTGGAGGTGTATTGCATACAACCATAACATCAAAAGTTACTGGAAAAGGTCAAGTCTATTTCGTAAATAAGTTTCTGAATAGCTCTATCAATCAATAGAAAAATGAAATAATAGCAAGGCTATGTTTTGAACAACAGCTAAAAATGCGTAAGTTTGTTTTGTAAACAACGTTGTCTTACCATTGCTCCGTGGCGGTTGCACTGGAACAAGATTAAATAGGCATAGTGTTGTCGTTAACCGCCACATCAGGCGACATTTCCCTATGTCTTACCTTAAAAAAGTAGAGCTATGGATATAAACACCATAAGGAATAGACTTTCAAAAATAATCAGAGACATACAGTATGAAAAAATAGAAATAATGAAATTAGTAGGAAGAGAGAGTATGACAATCATTAAAACCAACTCTATCATTACACAAAAACCTTTTGACTTGAAAGCGCTAAACAGACATCTTATCAAAAAGCAGAAGAGCGTTATTTAGATACAGACATTTCGTGCAAATCACGGTAATTTTCTAATATTTTATTTGATTATTTAGAAAATACACCATATATTTGCAGTATTGATAATACAAGCCAAAGAGCTGATTAACGGATATACCGTTGATTGGCTCTTTTTGTTTTTTACGACACAAACTCAAAATAACACATGGCAAAACCTTACAGTATCTATTTTCAAAAAAGTAAACTGGGAAGTCCTGTTATTGATACGCAGTCCCAATGGGGAATTGTGTGCAAGGATTTCCCTTTTACTGTATATGGAGAGATTAAGGATTTGCCTAAAAGAGACTGGATAGACCAAGACGGGGAAGACACTTTTTTCCCCGAAGAACTCTGTATGCAAGCCTATGATATGGACGTAGAGTTTGCCTATAAAGGGGATATGGGGACGGCCAATGAAAAGATTATCGCCTTCCTGGACTATCTGATTGGGAAAGATGGTTACGGAACTGAACTGAAGGTTTATGACACTTATACTAAAATAGGCAGGCAAGGAATTTATTTCAAATCCATAAAGCATGACCTTTTCGTTCGTAATACGGATGAGGGAGATGTTGTAACTTTTAATATTACATTTCGGGTAACCGACCCCAAAACACAAATTATTCTTTCTGTATAATGGGACGGTTTATAATATATAGCAAGGATGGGCAAACTCAGCGATGTATCGCCGAGAAGCTGGAATATAACGGAGAGTTCATGGGAGCTTGTTCCGTTAACATTACCGTTACGTCCCCCACCCCCATTGATTTTGAAGTCGGAGACTATCTGACATATCGTGAAGAAAGGTTTGAAATAAACTACGACCCTACCGAACTGAAGCAAGCCGCCAAGAATACATACGGAGAGGCTTTCAAGTATGAGAACGTGGTTTTCAACTCGCTCGCAGACGAGCTTACGAGATGTGAATTTCTGGACTATGTAAAAGAGGATAACTTAATCCACTACTCCTCACTACCTACATTCAGTTTCTACGCCGAAAATATTAACGCCCTTGCAGAAAGGATACAAGTAAACCTTGACCGCATCTATAAAGGAGAACAAAAATGGACGGTTGCGGTACATCCTGAATATGTGAACGACACTAACAAGTCCATATCAATAAGTAATATAAATGTATGGGATGCACTCGCATTGGTAAACAGCGAGTTTAATGCAAACTTTATCATAAGAGGGCGAACAATAACCATAGGTACAGCCGGAATTGCCGTAGGTAGTATGTTCGGATATGGAAAAGGCAAAGGATTGTATTCCATACAAAAGACTGCGGATTCATCGCAGAAGATTATTACTCGGCTAAGAGCATACGGTAGTACGAGAAACTTGCCTTATAACTATTACACTACGTATGGCAGCCCTATCATAGAAGCACCCATTGAGGATGTATCTTATGGATACGACCCAAACACCCATGTAATAGACGGCGCTGTCGTGACACTCCCCTTTTACATGAAATTTCTGTCTGATACAACATTATACGATGTAACAATCAACGGACATTCCTATAAAATGAGAAGAGGTAGTTACCTTGGGAAGTGCTACGTCTTGATGAACAGAGAATCCGACAAGAATAATGTTCGTATCGGTGCTAAAATACGGATAGAAAACGGCATTGAAACCGATAACGTCCCAAGAAAATACAAAAGACCTTCCGGCGCACTGGTTCCCAATAACATGGCCGTTAAAAACTTAATGCTTCCTGATTTTCCCGGAAAGACGCTCGACCCATACCTTGATAGCAAAAACATAGATGCTATCGGAGTACGGGAAGGCTCGGTATTCTTTGATGGAAGCGACAGTTCCCTACCGGAAATATACCCTTCAATGGAAGGAATGACTGCGCAACAATTAATAGATGCAGGAATAAGCGTAAATGCCACCGGGGCGTTGGATGAAATTGCCGCCGATTCCGTAAATAAAGATAATACAGCAATTACAGATGATGGATACTTCGAAGAAGGAGAAACTATCCCGCCATTCAAGATATATCTTAAAGATATTGGGTTTGACATAAACGATTATCTGACGGGGGAAACTGCTACCATATCCATGAAAAGCGGAATGTGCGGTGGGCGTGAATTTGAAATACTCGGAGATGCTGATAAGCCCATAAAGCAAGGGAATATGTGGGTTCTAACCTGCAACAGAACCTATGATGAGGGATTAAATCTGTATTTTCCATATAAGGATTTCAAAATAAAGGCCGGAGATAAATTTGTACTTCTGGGAATTGATATGCCGGATGTATACATAAAAGCCGCTTCCCAAAGATTGCTAACAGCTTCCAAAGAATATCTTGCAAAAAACGATTATGTAAGATATACCTATGAGCCTAAGGTGGATGAAATATTTATGGCTCGCCATCCTGAACTGCACGACAGCATAAAAGAAGGGGATTTGATGCTATTTGAAGATGAAGACCTAAACATCAATGGAAGCATTATCATTGACAGCCTTACGATAAAAGAAGGGGACGGACTTATTCCGGCATATGGTATCACTCTCCGCAATGATAAAGCTGTAGGAACTTTAGAAAAAATACAGAATCAGATAGATTCTATTGTAGGCGGGCAAGGCGGTGGCGGATTGACTACCCAACAAGTGGAATCAATCATTAAAGCCTTTGGTGACAAGCTGTTTTTAAATAAAACCAAGCCAGACCAAACCAGTTATTTAATAAAGTTCTTAGGCGGATTATTTTCTGACTACATCCAATCAATGAACTTTTCTTCCGGTGCGCTCGGTGAGGGTTTTGTCATCAAAGTAGACAGCAAGACGGGTAAATCCTACATTGAAGTAGATGAACTGTTTGTCCGCATCAAAGCGATGTTCTCTGAACTGGAGATAAAGAAGCTCTCTTATGCAGGGGGGAACTACATGTTTACCGCCGCCGGAATGAAATGCGGAACGGTGGAAGAGCATGAGGATTTTTGGCGTTGCTATCTTTTGGTGGATGATGGAGAAACGGCTATTGAGAACCCATTCAAAGAAGGCGACCAGATACGGTTTCAAGACTTCAACATCAAACCGGGTATTTACGAGAATGTTTCCAACCGTTATTACTGGCGTTTGTGTGTAGGTATTGGCGAGGATTATATTGATTTAAGCAAGACAGACTGTGATGCCGGTAGTGACATACCGCAGGAAGGTGACAGCCTTGTGCAACTCGGGAACAGAACAGACAAGAAGCGTCAGAATGCAATAACATTGTCTGTGTATGGTGATGATGCGCCAAGTATCCATCAATACGCCGGAATAGATTCCTATTCAATGGCGGGTAAGGAAGTGACGGTTATCAGCCCGCAAGGCAACAAGTTCATGGGTGATTTTATCCTGAAAACAGGCATAAACATTATGACCCAGTTCCAGATATTGGAAGACCTTATTTATTCGGAAATCTCCAAAGTGCTTGACGAGATACAGGCAGAGGACAACTACCTGTACAATTCAGCATTCGCATCCAATACGAACGGTTGGGAAGCGAAGAACGACATTCACTTTTTCACTGTAAACGGAAAATTCTTATTGGTGAATGGAAAGTTCTACTCCCGTAAGGATGCTATGGCTGCCATTATCAGAGACGGAGATAGAAACGTGCTTCGCATACTTTCTTCCGGCATAAAACAATCTAATGCTGATTTAGCCAATAAGCCGACTTATGAGGAAGGGGAAGAACCGAGAAAGTTCTTTATCTCCTTTAAATACAAGGTGATTACAGCAGGAACTCTTACGATAGGCTTTCCCGGTCAGAACCTGCATTTCACCGAACAGCTCGAACCGGGTGAAGAATATATAATGAAGGAGTATTCCGGCACATGGGACGGAACGGGCGATTTTGAGTTGAAGTTCACAGGGGACATATACATACATTCGTTGGCGTTGACCGATAATGCCTACGAGGATATGATAACAAAGTTTGAAACCCAGCTAAGCCAAACCAATGAAAAGATTGAAGCGGTAGCGGAAAGAACGTCCAATCTTGAAAGCAAGAGCGCAGGATGGTTAACCACTGCGGATGGTGTCAAGATTTGGGCGGCGGCGGAGTTCAATGACAAAGGCGGAGGCGGTAATACTAAAGTGTCATCTCTGTTTAATGTGTCGGCGGATAAAATATCGTTAAAGTCGCAACATATTCAACTGGAAGGAGTAATTACGGCCAATGGGAACATAAAGATACACGAAGATGGTTCTATCGAATGTCATAACGGCTCTTTTACGGGGGACATAACGGCAACCAACGGATATATAGGCGCCTTTAAGATAACCCAATACGGACTTGAGAATACTACATCAAATCCGACCGCAAGATTGCGGATAGGACAGAATGGCGGAAGATTTTTTGAAGTGAATACTACCACTAATACAATGTGCGGTATTCGCGGAGATGGAATGACGGCGCTTAGTCTAAGTACTTACGGTAATAACTCCGTCGGCGTAGATATAATTGCCCAAGCCGGATTTAACACTTATGCGATAAAGGCGTTAGGAAATGTGATGCTTGATGCCAGAAGCGGAGAATCGGTAAGAATAAACAGATTAGACGCCGCAGGAGTATCGATAGGCGTGAAAAGATTAGGCGTCAGTACGATTGGAATACCATCTTCCTATACGCTTACCGATGCGGATGATTTCGTAACTTATAGTAATGCTACTCCAAGTTATGACCCGGTTTTATATCTGCCGAGTTCCGCCAATCCCGGTAAGATAGTATTTGTGAAGAATCAGTTAAGTAGGAATATAATAGTAAGAGGGAATCTTATGAATGCCAATGATAGAGGAACCAAATCAGAGACAGCCCTGAATGGAGTTTCGAGTATTTATATTTTCGATGGTTCCTACTGGGTTCATTTCTTCTGTGGATAACATTAAAACGATTATAGATTATGAAAAAGATAAACTTTGAAAAGATGCTGATTGCGACAGATGTAGCCCGTAAACATTGTGAAAACAAGGATTGCCGGGAAGATTTTGCGAATGTATTATACCGTAACGGCAACGGTATCGCATCACATGCACTTGCTATGAAGATATATAATTCCAGTGAAGAAACAGAATATACCGATGAGGAAGTGACTTTGATACAGGAGTATGCAAATGCTTTCTGCAAACCTTTCTTTATTGACGCGCTAAATCGTGCTATCGCCAATCAACCGGAAGAAGTAACCGATAAACAATAATAATTATGGCTTGGACTGAACAAGATTATCAAGAAATAGTTGCCCGTCTTATGGCTGAATCCATAGGGGTTAATGAAGTGCCGGATGCGGGAAGCACGGATGACATATCATCCCTTCCGGCCTATCAACCGGCAAACGGGACAGAAGTGCCTACCGTAGTAAAAGCATCTCTTGAATTGTTGGTTGCTCCTGCTTTGGATGCTGCCGATAAGGCAAATGAAGCCGCCGATAAAGCAGAAAGTAATGCCACCGCAGCACAGACGGCCGCAAATACCGCCAATGAGAAAGCAGAGTTGGCGGCACAAGCTGCGTCCGATGCCACCGCAGCTAAAGAAGAAGCAGAAACGGCTACTCAATCCGCAAACAACGCCGCCTCAAATGCTGAAGAAAAAGCAGAAGCCGCTAATACAGCCGCACAAGATGCCGAAAAGGTTGCCAACAATCCGACCTATATAGGAACAGACCATTATGTCTATGTGTATAACAAAGAAACAGATAGCTTCGACAAGACGGGTATTTATTGCAAGGGCGAACCGGGAAGTTCTTTCCGTGTTGCCGGAGAATACGCCACCCTTGAAGCCTTGAAATCCGCCGTTCCCGACGGTTCGGCAGTTGACGGGTTCATGGCCGTAGGTACTGAAGCTCCTTACGATTACTACGCATGGGTAAACGGCGACTGGGTTAATCAAGGGAAGATAGCGGGCGGCGGTTCGGGGAACGTGGTAGTTATTCCTGCTGCTGCGATGAGCCTAAGCGACCAAGCAACATCCGATGAGATATTTAATGCTTTTGGTGGGAAAGACGCTTTCATGGATATATGTCAGAGCATCGTCAATAAAGATACTGTATGTGTTGTGGCAAACATCCCCGAAGAATCAGGGATGAAACTTGTATATATTCCGGTAATGGCGATGGCTACCTATACGGATGCTAATAATGCTAATTTTATGATGGCAATTATTACAGAAACGACTTTCCAATTAGTTGTAACAGTCACGGATGGAGTTGCTACCCAATCGTCTCAGGTTTTAAATCATATTTACGAAGCCCCCTCTGACGGTAACGTCTACGGTCGTAAAAATAAAGATTGGGTGGAAGTTCCCGAGCATTTAAATCTTACATCAGAGGATTTAAATGACATAAATGGAGCGGGGTTTGCTACGCAGAAAAGCATTGCTGGTTACACAACACCTGAAAATAATTATCCCATTAATGAGAATGGAGCATTGATTTTCGCAAACGCCCATTATAGCCGTTCTAATCAAATCTATGGCTCTTATCTAACTAATAGATGGTTTGCAAGAGGCGGTGGAAATCAACAAGGAATTAGGACTGATTGGAAAGAATTTGTGTTTACTGGTGACGTCCTCACCAAGACCAACACTTCATCATTCACCCCTACGCAGCCTTATCATCCGGCGACGAAAAAGTATGTGGATGATAAGGTATATGTTGTCAATAACAGTACTTGGGAAGAAGTATTACGCAATAATAAGAGTATAAATGGTACTGATGTTCAAGCTTTAGTTAATAAACTATTTGGCTCTTACTCTGAGTTCCTCTCCTTATTACAGGGAGTTAATGACAACGTATATATCGGACTGAAATTTACAGATTGGATGTATGATGATGCAAATGGATATGGAGTAGGAAGTAGTTACACTGCCAGTAATCTATACGCCAAACATAATACCGCGGAAGGAGAGTTTAATTGTAATTTTACTTATTTCTATAAGAATGCTCTAAAATGTTGTATTATAAATGTTAATGAAGCGTCAAATCACAATTATGATAAATTGATTATACAGGATATTGTCACTTCCGACAACCTCACCACCATAACCAAGAAAACCGCCGCCGAATACGAGGCTCTTGGCTCTAAGGATGCCAATACAGTATATTGTGTAACCGATTAAAACAACAATTATGAGTAACGAAAATAGTAATCTTAGAGTTGGTTCGGCTGGAGCCGGGCTGTTTGTGGGTAGTACTGAAATCTTGGGTGGTGGAGTAGCAAATTTACTAAAGGAGATTACCATTGCATCTGATTTTGAAAATCAAGCCTATGCAAGTAGGATTTTGATTGCCAACTTTAGTGATAATGATGGAATAACTCTTGAAAGAGAAGGCTCTCCGACTATCATTCCTGCACGCCACAT